GCAAGAAAATCGTTGCGCTGGGTGGTTTGTTCAATCACATACGGCGTAAAAATTTCGGGGATGATGACATCAGAGCGAAGAGTCGCCATGAGTCAGTACCAGAAATTGTTTACGGTGTGGGCGTAACCCAATGACGGACGGCGTAGCCAATTCGCGTCTAACGGTTACATATTAAGCATTGTTTGCTGAAGCTTTCAAGCGCTCATACAGATCGCGGTCAGTACGGAACAACCGGGACTGCTCGGTGAGGTTGAAATGCTCGCGGCTAAACGGGTTTTTGGTGCCAGGTGCAATCGGCGTGCTTGATGCCTTGGTGCCAACAGGCGCGCCAGAACCTTTGATGGTTGGTGCCTTGAACAGGTAACCGCGCTCTTCCTTGAGGCGATTCACCCATTGATCAACGGGGATTTCGTTGTAGCCATCAACCGCTACCGGGTTGCCGCTTTCGTCAAGCTTTAGTTGATCACGCACCAAACGCAACGCATCATGCGGATTGTGAGCACCCTGCTCGGCAAGGATTGCCACCACGCGATTGTCTAGCTGATTGACGGTCAGCTTTGATTCAAGTTCAGCGATGCGTTTCTTGTAGCCTTCCTCGCGCTCTTGAAATTGTTGCGCGTACTGCTTGAGGGCTTCATCGTATTTGCCCTTTGACTCAAGCTCTTCCTGTTCTTTGCGCCGCTTAAATTCGACCAGCTCTTTGACATCAACACCATCGGGCACGGTGGATGCCTTTTCCTTTTGTTCTTTGAGCTTGCCGATCAGTTCAAAATTTTTGCGCTCAAGACCTTCGATGCTGCGCTTGAGAGCTTCAAGTTCATCGTTACTTGCAGTCTGCGTAGCTTCCTGCAGTTGTTCGTCAGACATTGTTACCCGTAGGGTTTACCATCAAAGTGTATAAGTAAACGCTGCTTTTTGCACGTCATGTCCCGGCGTGAATGGGATACACCAATACGTGAGCCGTGGAACCCTGTGATCTACCACTTAATAAAAGCGATTGACCTGCATACGCGGGAATACCTAAAGACCGGCGATAGGTGGCACGCTGACAATGCCAACGCGCTGCGTAAGTACGTGGCGGAGATAAAAGACCGCATCCACCAAGAAGAGAAGCGTTAATCCTCGTCTTCCTCGTCTTCCTCGTCATCCTCGGTGCAAATAATTACCTCAACGCCTTCGGCCAGCCTGCCCATCAAGGCGCCAAGTGATTCCGGTGTATTTGGCACCGGGAACATAAAACGACCTTCAATCAAACCATCGGAGCACTTGAGGTAAGTGCAGCTACCTTCCCAGATGCGGCCTTTCATTTTTTCTTGGGTGCCGCTTTCAATTCTGATCGCTTTTTAAGAACTGGATTACCGGTGGATTCCGATTTAATCCTGAGCACTGGATCAGCATCACTGCCGACGCGAGTAACAGAACCGCCGCCGGAAGTGCGAACGGTGCCACGCTTTCCTTCCTTGCCGACCACCGTGCCATAAGTGCGAGTGCCTTGATAAACCCAGCTAACGCGAGAACCAATGCCAATAGCCATCACTTTTTCTTGCGAGGTTTACGGGATTTGCCGGCTTTGCCGTAAGCGATAGCCGCGGCCTGCTTAGGGTCACGACCTGCGCTGATTTCACGCCGGATGTTTTCTTGAATGACCTTTTTGCTTCGGCCTTTCTTGAGTGGCATCACGACAAGGCGAATAAGGTCAGCTTAGGTGGGCCGAACCTTGCCGTAACTTTCCTGCAGTTGCTTCAGTGTCACCTCGCTGCCGTCTTCACGCACCATGCGCGACAAGGCTTGCTGCGGGCCATATTCACGCGATAGCTTCCTGAAATAGGCAGCACGGGTTTCGCTGCGGAATACATCTTTTTGGTATTCACGCGATTTGCCCATCAACCACTGGCCGTAATTGGTTTCAGCAGAAGCGCCGCCACCTTCCGAACGTCTTGTGCCGCGTGTTTCAAGCACCTCTTCGGGTGGCCGAAGACCAAGCGCCTTGTAATCAATCACCGCGATGGTGGTGCTGCGGCAGTTGAAATGCACCGGCGGTTCAGGGCCTTTGCCGTATTCAAAGATTTTGCCATCAAGGCTGCGGCAGATGGCCGAGGTGCGGCTATCCAATGTGGCTAAGTATTTGTACTTCTGCGTTACGTCTTCATTTGCCTTGTAGACCTGTTGGCTCGCGGCATTGTTGACCTGATTGACGCTGGTACGCACCAAAGTCAATACCTGATGGTTAGCCATTTTGGTTAGTTCACCACCGGCCAGTGCTTGCTGCCGTGCCGTTTTGGCAAGCTCGCCGAAATCCAACCGACCAATCAAGCGCCGTGCAATCTGCGGTGTTGGCTCACCGGTCAAGATGCCAGTGCGAACAACAGCATTGAAACGTTGCGCTTGCGATTCGGCTAAACCACGAAACGCCTTGTTGACCACCTCACCATTCGGCAAGGTGATGGCAGTGCCTTGAGCGGCGGTCAGGTTGAATTGACCTGTGCCTGGCAGCGTGAAATTCAAATCAGTCGGATCAACCGTGGCGACACTGGCCGCGAAATTAGGCGCTACTTCAACAGTGCGGACAGCCTGCTCAGCGACGACACTTGGCTCAATACCGCGAGCACCAACACGGCCGCCTTCAATCGCAAGCTTTAACTGCTCCGTCACAAATTCAGTTTGCAGCTCGGCAATGCCCTGCAATTCACCGGTCAAATACAAGGTGCTGCGCCCTGCCCAGCCATCAAGTGATTCCTTGAGTTGAGCAAGGATTACACGCAGCCGTTGCGCTTGTACTGATTGCGGGCTGACGATACCGGCACCGGCAGTAGCTTGACCAAAATCAATGCGCTTCAGGTCATCGACGGCACTAAGGATGATGTTGTTGTAATCACGAATGATCTGTTTGGCGACAGCATTGCTGAAACGATTGAGATCAATCGCGTTTCGGTAAATGTTGGCAATGGGTTGATTGGGGTCAATCCGCCGCTTAAATTGCTCAACATTCAGCAGCCGTGGCGTTACGCCTGATTGCGTCATTGTCCGTCAGCAGGAATTTCCTCGCCAACAACATCTTCGGCGCCAATGGCTTCAGGACCGCCCATTTCAATTAGGCCGCCAGCTTGTGTCGCCTCAAGTTCTTCCTCAACGTCGAAGTCATCACCAAGCACTTCACCTTGAGCGAGCTGATCAAGCAGTGTTTTCTGACTGATCACACCAGCGGTGTAAGTCTGCAGCAACGCGGTGATTTCAGCGGGTTCAAGACGTGCGCCAAGGAAGTCGCGATTGACATAGCTGCTGCCAGCCTGCGGCAGACCAAGGAAATCAGCGTGGAACTGCAGGCAGTTATCAATCAGGTCTTGCATCTGCTGGGCGATCACCATCATGGTGCTGTCACCTTGACTGCGATCAATGCGCTTGGCTTCAGCGGTTTCGGCGGTCAACTTTTGCCCAAGCACAGCGGATAGACCGAGCTGATTGATTTGAGCTTCAAGCTGTTCAAGGCGACGGTATTGAGCCTCAAAACTGCGCCCGCTGGGTTCGATGTATTCAGCCTTGCCTTCGGCGGGGAATGCAATTGCTTCACCAGGGCCAGCGGAGACTTCTTCGGCAGACGACGGGAAGCCAAAGAACGCCAGCATTGGCACTGCACTGATGTGCAGCATGTTGTCTAAATCGCTCTGAATTTGATAGGCCTTGAGGTTTAATTCGGCAATATCTTCAAGCGGTGGGCGAGATTCAAGCAGGCCAACGCGATTGGAATAAGCAACGGCAAATGGAATGTAATCAAGGCTTGTTGTGCCTTCTGCCACGATGGTGAAATCAGATTTTTCATCATCACGACGGTGCAATTCGTATGCGCCTGGGGTTAAGACGCGAACTTGTTCAACATACTTTTCACCGTAATCACCATCGGGAACGACAACACGCTCCATCAAGCGCAGTTGAGTCAAACGTTGTGCGCCGTTGACCAGTTCAAAGCGCCAGCCAAGAATATCCCGCGGCACATAACTGCACCAATATGGACGCAATGATCCGGCATCGGTGATGTTTTGGTATTCGTCATCACCAGAAGGGAAATCAACCAGCACGCCAGCGTGGCCGTAGCGCACAACCTTGCGGGCTAATTCATACGTGAAGATGTTTAGATCGTTGCCTTGAAGATCAACATCAAACAGTTGTTCGCGGACTATATCAGTTACATCATCAAGACGCACCGGCTTACGGGTCAACATGCCGGCCAACATGCGTTCCAGCCTGACGTAATAAGGCGCCAGAACAGAACGTGCCAAACGGTTGTCGTAAGCGTCGTCTTGCTCGCGAGGTTCCTGCGGCAGATAACGACGGTGCTTTTTACGGATGCCGTAAGTGCCCTGCAGCAGGGTTTCAATCAAAATCCAATGCTCTTCCTGTGCAGACCACGCAGCATTGGGATCCTGCACTTGCGTTGCTTGGCGCGCTGCTAGGTTCCGGTCGTATGCCCTGAAACCGGTGTAAGTCATTTTTCGCGCCTAGTCATGCACAAATTCTATGGCTCTAGGTTAATCGGAAATAATGGCTGGGCCTCCGATACCGCCACACACGGCGTTCAGCCTTACGGTTAGAACCGACCCAGCAGGTTGAATTTAGGCCGGGTCAGCCTTCGTTTTCAGCGGTAAGGATCTCTTCATCAAGGGAATCACCGGCATCATCAAAGCCTTCGTCGTATAGCCATTGCTGGATAGCGGTGAGCATGGCGGCCGCGGCGAGGTTGAATTCGTAGGAACCGTCAGCGTCGATGGCGGAATCAAAGGCGCCTTGAAGGTCGTGCCAGAGGTGCTTAGCCATGGTGTTAATGCTGCGGCTTAACGGTAGCGGCACAAATAAAAGCCCCCGAAGGGGCTGATGAGCTACGCGGATTCGTTTAGATCCGATTTCATTTGCTGAAGTTCTTTGTTCAGCGTGGTCGTGTGCTGCTCAAGCAGAGCAATGATGCGGCGATCGTGCTCTCTGGATGCTGCGATGACGGCCCGAAGGCTGTCTGCAACAGGCGTTTGAGTGTTCATGGTTGATGTGTGTGGCTGGCGGGATCGCTCCCGTACTATGAGTATACCCCATGGGTGCCCACTCTGTCAATACAGTCTGATGCCCGTGCCACGACCCGCGTTCGCCTGCAGCGGGTTGAATTCACGCCAGACCACGTAGCCCAGTGCATCAACCATATGGTCATGGCCAGCTTCCTTGTCAGGATCACCCCTCTCCGTCCAGCTCTGCAGCTCCAAGCACTCAATCAAGCGCTTACAGCCTTGGGCGACGCTCATCCTGATCTCCCCCTTCCCATTCTCCAGCAAAGCCTGAACAGCAGCCACCCGATCACGAACGGCAGGATTTGACCGCCCTGATTGATTACTGAATCCGTAGGACTCCAAGATCTGAATATCAGTTCTGGTGGCGTTTGTGGAGCGATTGCCGCCTGAGGCGTCAGGGTAGACGTAAACGCGGTGGTGCGGATAACGGCGCTTGATTTCCTGCGCCAACGAATCGG